GCAAGCAATCGCAATTGAAGAAGTAGACTTCATTCTACAAATTGGTTCAGATTTTGGTGGACCAATCGCTCAAGTAGCAGCAGGTAACTCTTCTCTAGGTATGCAACTTACAGATTTGAACCCCGGAACTGCATTCGTTCGTGCAGACGATCAGTCTCTAGTAGCATCTAACCGCATTGATATCGATGACAGTGCAAACTTGTCTAGCGCACATCAAGACCTATTCCCTGACAACTTTGGTCCTTCAGCACTAAGTGAGGCCTTCATGGTTGTAAATGATACACTCTACTTGGTAGGTGGAATTGATGCACAAGCAGCAGCAGACGATCTATACATGACAGCAAGAATCCGCTGTAGAGTAGTTAAACTTGGAACTAAGGACTGGATGGCAATAGCGATCCAGAGTACAGCCTCAGATAACTGAGGTGGATAGTGTGGCTAATGATACACTTGCTGAAGTTATTCTTGCTGCCTTTATGGCGGGTGTGGCTTCCACTGCAAAGGCTGAGGCTAAGAAGGCTGGAAAGAAAGCAGTCAAGGGTACGATTGAAGCTGGAGTTAACATCGGAAAGTCTGCCGTGCTCGGAACTCCAATCAAACCAAGAAAGAAACCAAGAAAGAAACCAAGTGCCAACTCTTACGCAGCCCACTACGGAAGAAACTTCCAAAAATTAGCACCTGCTAACAAGAAGAAGAATGGATCGTGGAAAAAAGACGGTTTCAAGCGAACTCAAAGTCAAGCACACGATTTAACTAGAAAGGAGAGGAAGTAATGGGAGAAAAGAAATCAACTAGAGCACTTACTGGACAGCGTATATTGAGTATGCCAATCTCCAACTATCAAGGATTACGAACTGCTGATGGATGGGCTGGCGATAAAATGTGGCAGCCTGTAGGTACAGCCGGTGCTAATGGTGTATGTGCTGAGACTTATTTTGACTTATCCGCGTATGAGTTAGATGACTTAACATTAGTTCCTCAACTAATACAGCTACAAGATGGACTTCCGTATTTCAGTGGACAAGTAGAAGGTTTAGATGTTTATGATGTAGTTAGCCAGGAAAGATTAGATCCTAATGATTTTATTCTCTATAGTATAGGAGGAGATTTCCCAGGATCCCCTGATTCCAAAGAAGATTGGAGGCAGATACTAATGTGTAATACTAGGTTCTTCGCTCCAACAAACGAGTTCCAATTTGCTGATCTATTACTACCAGCAACTCAGGGTTCTTTTGGTTCTTCAGAACCTACAGCAGTACAGAAACTTTGGGTGTATAGAATTGTATTAGTGCGTGGGGCTGGTGAAGGCTCTACTTTGTATGTTCCTGCAACTAGATTTGTATTAGGTGCAGATATCGTCCAAGAAGATGATTTACCTTACATGATGAGGCTAAAGCGTTCATACGAGTTGAGTACCCAATGAACTTGAAAGAACAGGCTGCCTTTCTTCGCGGATACAATGCAGGATTACAAATTGCTGCACGTAGTTTTGAATCGGGTGAAATTCTTTTGGGTGAGTATCCTCGTAGAGTAAGAAAGATGAGTCTCAGAACAATTGAACGGATTATAAGTGAGTATAATGTTTAATTTAATTAGAATACAAATGGATTCAATTAGACGTGCATTAGGTTTCATTGGTTACACTAAACCTAAACGGATTGATTTGCTTAGGTCAATTGTAGCTACATCTGTAGCTACAGAAATTGAAAAAGTTCGAATACAAGAAGATAATCGAGATGTTCCACAATTTGAAATGGAGAGAGAACAATTTATCCAAGAGCGTGAACAACCACTGCCTGATGAATATCCATTTCAAGATTTCAACTACGGACCTTAAATCTCATTCTTCTTCCTCCATTGCTTCTTTTAATTTCGCAATTTGTAATTGTCCTACTTTGGACAATACATAATCATACCATGCTTGCATGTTCATTCTTCTTCCTCCGGAATTTGAAGTCTAACTAAAGTGCGAGAATCACATTCAGGACATTTCCATGAGTAACATCTAGCGCCATCATGGTCTGATTCAAAAACACCTTCCGGATCCATTCCAATTATTTCAGGATGAGAACAATCACAACAGACTTGCATCGTTAGTAGTGTCATTCTTCTTCACCTCTCAATGGTATGTAACCTAATTCTAACAATCCCATATCTACTTGACAAGACTGACAGTACGATTCACCCTTCTTTCGTCTTCGACTACCGCACTGGCGACACCAAAGCACTATTCTTTGGTCGGAGACCTTGCGTTTATTGTCTTCTGATCGTAATTGGTCACGAACCCATGAAGAAAAGTTAGTCTTTTTCTTTGCTAATTCCCAAGTTGTGGCATCTAATGTGACATTTATTGGCCTCATATTACTAGCCAGTATTATTTTCCTTATAGATTTATGCGCACGCATAGCAAAAAAACGCTTAGACGGATCTAGTCAAACTTAGCCAGTTTACTTTTTTTACTAGGTAGGTTATAGAGTAGTAGTAGTATTAGGGTGGTAGGGAGGGGTGAGTCTAAGTGTTCGGGGCGGCTCCGCCGCGAAGATTCAATCCGAGGCAGTGTAATTTATACACCGAGTTTGCATGGGGTTACCATGGCAACAGCAAAAACAGGTAGTTTTTACCTAACAGAAACGATTACTCTACCATCTGGACTAGCATCTGGTGGAAGAGTACAAGGCAGCATAGATCTAGGTGCATATGTAAATGTAGCAACTGGGCAAGCAATCGCAATTGAAGAAGTAGACTTCATTCTACAAATTGGTTCAGATTT